CTACGGCGTCCCTGATCTGCTTGCGAACGTGGGTCACGACTTCTCCAGCATGAGCGTGGTGACGCCAGTGCCGTCCTTCATGACGACCCGGACGGTGTAGGCCACCGAGCGGATAGTAATGGAATCGCCCTCGGCTGCGCTCGCCACATCAGAAGTGCGGCACACGAATTGCGGCGCCGGGATGGTGACATCCATCATCTCGGTGACAGTGCGACTTGCCTGCGGCTCATCAAAGATGCCGTTGACGGTAGAGGGCGAGCCGACAAGCGGGGTATACGTGGCGGCATCCCCGAAGTCATCGAGATCGAAGAATACTGCCAAGTCTGCGGCGGACTCAACGCCCATGATTAGCTCTTACGCGGACGACCGCGAGGGCGCGGATCACGGTGTTCGACCACCGGCCCACGGGCCACCACTTCTTCCGGTTCATCGTAGGGGATGATCTTGCCCTGGCTGATAAGCACACGGGCCTCAAATTCGGGAAGCGGGCCGCAAATCTCGCCAGCCTCAACGGTCCCATTCGAAGTAACAACGCCCTTGAGGCAAAGATACTGCATATCAGTCTCCAGAGAGAGAAGGGGTGGCCGGGACTTCCAACCGACCACCCCGCCCCTATTACACGCCGTCGTTGTTGTAGGCGAACGACACAGCGTGACGAACGGCAACATCGACCGACTGGAGGGCGACGATGCGAACCGTGCCCGAGGTCGAAGCGGTGTACGGATCGACCGTCAGGTCCAGGCCGCCCCACATGCCGATCAGCAGGTCAGCAAAGTTACCGAAGTAAACGTTGCCGGCAGTGGCCTGCTGCGAACGGATGACGCGATAGCCATTGGCTTCGCCGCCTTCCAGAACGAACATGCCCGAGCCGCTGTCCTTGCTCTTGGTCTTGAGGCCGCCGTAGGTGGCGGCGTCAGTGATGTAAGCAAGGCTGCCCATCAGCGCGTTGTCTTCGGCCAGAGCCGTTTCCAGCGCAACCATTTCCGCGAAGGTCGGGACCGCAGCGGCGAACGCCGAGGGCTTGTTGACGCCAGCGGTGTTCAGGATGCCGGTCGGCTGGCCCGAAGCGCCCGAGCCTTCCAGACCGGCCTTGTCGATGGCAAGAGCCAGCGCCTGGGTCAGATCGTCGCGGATCAGAGCTTCGATGGCCGGGGTCGACTGGAGGATCGCCTGACGGGTCATGTCGGTGTAGGCGCCAACAGTCTTCGGGGCGAGCGTCACCTGCGCGAAGGTCGGCTCCGATTCGCTCGAAGCACCACCTTCGGTGCTGATCCACGCGGCGGTCGAAGCAGTTGCCTTCTTCGGGATCGCCACGTTGCCGACCAGACCCGGCATCATGCGGGCGCCGGCCTGCATGACCGACGAGGCGTTACGCAGAACGTCGATGAACGAGCCAGCCAGCAGGTTGGTCGCAACGATCTCGTTGTCGTCCGAGGTGTTGATGTCGCGACGCAGAACGTCGGTCGGGACCATCACGCCCTGCGGGGTGACGCCGTAACGCTTGCCAGCAGCTTCCGAGGCTTCAAACTCGAAGGCAGCCAGTTCGCGCAGCTTGCGGTCGCCGGGCGACATGAGCGAGGCGATGGCGCGCTGGAACGAGAACGAGCGGACTTCCTTCTTGGAAAGGCCGATCTCGTCGTTTTCCAGCGGCTTTGCGTTGCCGATGGCTTCGAGGACGATGCCACGGAACTCGGCAATCGACTTGCCTTCGCGGATGGCTTCGTGGGCGAGGTCGCTCTTGTTGTGGCGGGCGCCCAGAGCGAGGATTTCGGATGCGTTGCGGGCAGCTTCCTTAGCAGCATCAGCCCGAACGGCATCCAGGTTCACTTCGTCGGTCATTTTGACCTCCTTCTTGATGGATGGTTCAACGGTTAGTTTGGGTTCTGGCGCTGCCGCGCTGCGGCCCACGCCCACTGTCGGGTCGGCGGGGATCGAAACAACGGAGACTTCCAAGGGCGACCAAGACCGGACGTGGTATTCGTCCTTATTTGCTCGCTCCATTTTGTTGACGCGGTAGCCCACCGAAATGTTGCCCCGGATGCCGTCAACTACGTCCTGAAAAACCTCTTGGGCCAGTGCGCTGCGGCCAAAGCGAACCTTGGCGCGCAACTTCCGGTCGTCGGACAGTTCCACAGACTCAATTACCCCGATCTGCCGTTCCATGTCATGGTCGAGCAAAAGCGGGGCGCGGCCAGAAGCGAGGAATGCGAGGTCAATCGCTCCCGCTTCGTGGATAAGAATTTCCTTGCCAAAGCCTCGCTCAACTGGCAGTTCCGAAGAAACAGCGATGTCTACGGTGCGAGTCTTGTCGTCAACCTTACGCACTTCCATGGCGCCGGCTGCACGATGAATGGCTACTGGGTCCGCGCGATCTTCTATCACGGCCTCCCCGTCCAGCACTTCTTCGTCATTAACGTCCATAACGTCCTCTGGCAATTTGGCGCAAAATACTACCGCGCCGATAGGGGGTCAATGACACCTGCTAAAATACAGCAGAGATCAGGGCGATCAGTTCTTCGTCGGTCGGATCGTTCCACGCAGAGCGGGCGCTCAGTTCTGCGCCAGACTGCGCGATGGCGGGAGCGATCCGTGCCTCGGCGTCTATGTAGACCTCGCCGATAGCGGTGATGTTTCCAGCCTGGCCGCGACCGATGGCGGGGACGATCTGCGCCTCGCCGTCGTAATCCTCCTCTGGGACAGGCTCGTCCTTGAACCAGTCGAAGAAGATGGCGGGGCGGAGGCGGCGCGGCTTCTTGTAGCCGATGACGGAGCCGGCGGCTTGGATGCCTTGGCCCTGCCCACCGACCGACCCACCGAAGAAGGTGTTGGTATTGTCGAAGCGGCTCGACTGCGTGACCAGCACCGAACTGACGGTGAGCGACCCGCCGTAGAAGGTGTTGGCGTTATCGAAGCGGGCGGACTGGGCCAGAGTGATCGAAGCTGTGACAGTGCCGGCGTAGATCGTGTTGGCATTGTCCAACCGCGCAGTCTGCGTGACCGTAACCGCACCGGGAGTGATGGTCCCGGCGTAAAAGGCGTTCGAGTTGTCGAACCGAGTGCTCTGCGTGACCGTAACCGGCCCAGTGGTGATTGTGCCGCCGTAGAAGCTCTGGGCGTTGTCAAAGCGGGCGCCTTGCGAGAGCGTGACCGGGCCGACCGTGACGGAGCCGGCGTAGAAGTCCTGAGCATTGTCGAAGCGGGCGCTCTGGACTACGCTCGTTAGCTGGGTGACGGTCCCAGCGTAGAAGGTCTGGCTGTTGTCGAAGCGGCTAGCCTGGGTAACGGTTACAGTGGCCGTGACGGTCCCGGCGTAGAACGCATTCGAGTTATCGAAGCGGGTATTTTGCGTCAGCGTGACCGCGCCCGGAGTTACTGTCCCGGCGTAGAAGTCATTGGCATTATCGAACCGCGTCCCCTGCGACACCGACACCGTAGTGGTGATAGTGCCAGCATAGAACGCATTGGAATTGTCGAAGCGAGTATTTTGGGTGAGCGTCACCGCTCCCGGCGTCAGTGTTCCGCCGTAGAATACGTTCGAGTTATCGAACCGCGAGGTCTGGGTGAGGTTTTGGGTGCTGGGGCCGGAAGCCGCCGACACTAGGTCTTCGTCAAACCAACCAGCAATTTGCAGTTCTGGATCAAGCCAAGCATTAATAGCTAGCTGGGGATCAAAAATCCCCTCGCTGGCCATATTACGTCACCCAGGCATAGATAGCGGCGGTGCCCGCAGAGATAGCGGCTGCCGGATCAGGTAGCGAAGTGGTCAGGCCGCCAGTGGAGTTGCCGTGCAGGATAGGGGTGGTGGACGACACGATGGAGTTAGTCTTAGCGGGAGCGCCGTGGAACGTCGCTACGGTCGTGGCCGTCATCATCAGCCCGATATAATACATGCCAGAGGTCGGGATGCGGTATGGGCTGGTCATTGCCAAGGTCTTGGCGCTGTTGGCAGCCCAAGCGGTCGTAGTCTGGTTGGCCGACTGCGCTCGCAACCCGCGCGACGAATCGTACAGCGCAAAGAAGTAATTGGTCGGGGTGCCCGCCGCCGTGGTGGCGCTCATCATGCCGATGTTGGAAACCAACTGGCCCGCCGTCAGGTAAATTCCCTGCAAGAACAGGGTGCCAGAGGTCAGTGCGTTGACGTTGGTTGAGGCAAGGACACGCGGCATTGTCTCGGCAAGCGCCCCGGTCGGGCCAAGGTTGGCCGCAGCCGGAACCGTGTAGCTATATTCAGCCCCTTGCGCGTCGTGGTGCTGCCAGTCGCCGGTTTCTGACAACATGAAGTTCTCACCCGCAAGCAATGTCACGTTGGCGAGGTCAACTGAGGTGGTGCCATCGAAATGCTGCACAGTGATGATCGTGGACGATGTCGCGCTGTTGTTCTCAATAAAGAGAGAGCGGACATTGCGCTGCGTCGAGGAAGCGGGGGCCGCAACAACCGTTGTCGTGGTCGCTGTAGTGATGTTGGTATTGGTCCGCCCTGGCGTGATCGTGCCGCTGGCGTTGTCAACCCATGACGCATGAACGCCGATGGTCGATACCGCCGAGCCAGTGACAATCCGGACAATATCGGAGGTAGAGGTTAGAAGCAGCATGACTTACAGCGCAAAAATGCCAGAGGCGTTCCACGCGACCGCGATGTCACCGCTGTTCGGCGTGACAGGCAGGCCGGTGAAGCCGGTGTCGAGGAAGGCAATCAGGCGCGAGGTGCCGGCAACGCCGGTGTCGATGTAGATGACAATGGCCTCGACCGTTGCGCCAGAGACTCCGGTATAGGTGATGTCGGCAGCGTCGAACACGCCATTGGTGAAGGTCTTGGTGCCCAGCGTCTGTGGGGTTCCGATCACGCCCGACACCGACGAGTAAAACTCATGAGCCGACGAGTAGGTGTAGGTGCCCGTATCCACCAGGGCGGCCTTGACGGTGCCGGAACTCATGTTCGAGTTCGCGGCAGACTGCAAAACCGCTTCCTTATACTTCGGGTAAATTGCGTTCGCCATTATGCGATCCTCACTGGTCCGTTGCCGCCGCTCGGCTTCTTGA